ATTGTGGTTACATTGGAGTCAACCCGTGGGAAGTTCGTGATCATGAGCAACATTGTGACTTCAAGGCTCGCCTTCAATCGGAAGATACCATGCTAGCTCCAACGCCAGATCAGATGGTTAGCACCAACGAGGTGACGACAAGCTTCTATGACACCAATCCGGGCGAATCAGTTGGCAACAATACTAGTCCACTGGACTATGAACTTGCTGATGCTCAAGTTGCTGCCGATCTCAAGACGTTTTTATCGCGACCTGTTCGCATCATATCAACAACTTGGGCTCAATCGGATCCTGTGGGACTGCTGTCCTCGAATAATCGTGTCTGGTCGCTGTTTTTGAACAATGCCACCATAAAGCGAAAGTTGGAGAATTATGCATTTTTAAGGGGTAACCTGAAGTTGAAGATCATCACCAATGCTTCTCCCTTTCTCTATGGTTCGTTGCGTGCATCATATCAACCATTGCCAGATTTTAAGCAGACCACAATCCAGTCGGCTTTTCCGTATAGCTTAGTACCATATTCTCAGAGGCCAGGAGTTTGGATCACACCAGCGCACAGTGAAGGAGCAGAGTTCACTTGTCCATTTATGTGGCCTAAATCTTTCATTCGAACTCTGGTACTGGCTGAGGCAAACCGACTTGGAAGCTTAGATCTGGTGATCTACCGCGGTTTGCAGAGCGCGAATGGTTCTTCATCTGGTGTGACCGTTCAGGTATATGCATGGATGGAAGACGTTGTCCTAGCTGGACCCACAATTGGCGCTGCGTTACAGGCTGATGAGTATGGTGTCGGTGTGGTTTCGGCACCAGCTTCGGCTGTGGCCGCGGCCGCGTCCCGCCTTACATCTATACCGGTGATTGGGCGCTTTGCGAAAGCCACGGAAATTGGAGCAAGTGCTGTATCTAATATAGCCAAGCTGTTCGGATTTACGAACGTTCCTGTGATTGACGACGCGAAGCCTGTGCGAAACTCGCCATTCCCGTCTTTGGCATCTGCTGAGATTGGATACCCACATGACAAGCTCGCTCTTGATGCTAAGAACGAACTATCCATCGATCCAAAGATCGTTGGACTTGATGGAGAGGATGAACTGGCTATATCGAGCTTTGTGCAGCGCGAATCGTATTTGGTCGATAGCACATGGACAAATGCAATGGCACCAGACACCCCATTATTCACCAGCGCCGTCATGCCCAACTTGACCTATGTTTCAGGGAATGCGATAGATTTCACGCCAATGAGTTTGGTTTCGAACATGTTTCGAAATTGGCGTGGTGACATCATTTACCGTTTCAGATTCATTGCTTCCCCGTTTCACAAAGGTCGCGTTCGCATCAGTTATGATCCTCAAGCACCAGCGATACAAACCACTGGCGACACAGGCCCGGCTGTGCTTAATCGCATTGTTGACCTGGGTGCCGAGACGGATATTGAGTTCAGGATCCCCTACCAACAGGCTTTGCCGTGGTGCTACACTCAGAGCAGCCCGAATGCAACAGGGATCTGGACAACCAGCAGCACACCATCGTTATCACTCACGGACACATTTCACAACGGAATCATTTCTGTTAAGGTGTTGACTGCGCTAACGGGCCCATCGACGACTGCGTCGATTGGGATGCAAGTCTTTGTGAAAGGAGCAGAAAATCTTGAGTTTGCTAATCCGTCATCGTCGCATTTCGAGCTGACACCATTTGCACTCCAATCAGAAGAGTACTATGACAATGGCAAGGTCGTGAGTGATCAACTCGGTGCAAGTACTGGCAATTCATCACATCGCGCATTGGTGAATTTTGGTGAGAGCGTTAAATCGCTGCGAACGTTGATGAGGCGCCATAATTTGCTTGACACTATCACGGTACCGGCTCCCACAGCCAATACAGCTGGTGCGTTCACTATCAACCAGACCCGGTTTCCGGCCTTTTACGGCTACGATCCTGCTGGTTGGAACCGTGCCAGGGGCGTTGTTGTGCCAACATCGAACTTCGACTTCAATTTTGCGTACATGTCACCGTGGCATTTGATTTCGAATTGTTTTGTCGCGCAAAGAGGGTCGATGAACTGGATTTTCAACCCGACCAAGGGGAGTCAGGGTATATCATCCAGGGTGTTGCGCAGGACTGGTCTCTTCCCAGGATATGAACGCTTTTTTGGCGGGGGACCTGTATCGAACACGAACACCATCAACTATTCGTATTGGACGTGGATCGATCCTACGACGAGTGGGGCATCGCTGACACACACCAGCACCACAAATGGACATGCAATTGTCGCTCCGAGTTTTTCACCATTCAAGTTTCAATCGACAGATCCTCGGAATACGACTGATCCTGGCAATTTTGCGAGTCCAATGTATGATGGCACAGTGTATGATCACTTAGAGGTTCAGTACCCTTACCGCACAGGACATGTTGATCTTGAAGGAGTAATTATTGAGAGATATTTCGGTATCGGAGCTGATTACACACTACACTTCTTCTTGAACTGTCCAACTTTGTGGTACCTTCCCACATCATCGGTGCTTCCTACCTAGGTTGGAGAATCGGTGGTAATATGTTCAGCAATGGCAGACCCCTAGCTGATCAGATACAGAGTCTGGGTGAGAACCTGAAGGTACTTCGGTGCCATGCATTTAGGGCGACAGTGCCCGCGCAATCAGAAGCGTAAATTCTGACGCAGAGAATAACTGCCTAAACAAACTTTAATACCGTACCTACGTGCAGGACGGGGCGGACCAAAAGTCCGCCGGCCCAGATCGGGAAAACATCATTAGATGCTATAAACTGGTCTTCGGGCCGCCCTTTAGCATTTGACGATTGTTTTACCGATTTGTGCCACCAATTAGCA